GCCATCCAGTTCGGCCCGCAGGATCCGGCGATGTACGACTCGCAGCTGCTCTCCACCAAGGAGTGGCAGGGCCGACTGGCAGCGCACTACACCGTCGGCATCAAGGACCTGCCGCCCATCTCCGGTAAGCGTCGTCCGGCGAAGACCGCTGGCGTTACCGGAACGAAGGTCTTGGGTGCTACCCGGATCACTGGGGGTACTGTCTGAGCCATGGCTAAGGCGCTGCTTAAGTCGCGCCTTTATGAGCATGTGGGATGGAAGCCTCACAATGCTCAGCAGGAAGTGCTCAAAAGCAACGTCCGGTCGCGCATCGTTGCGGCCGGACGTCGCTTTGGTAAATCCGAACTAGGCGCATTCGATACGTTGCTTCCCGAGGCATTCCGTTGCTATGCCAACAGGCATCACATTCACGATTCTGGCAGGCGGCACGAATTTTGGATTGTCGGGCCGGAGTACAGTGATGCTGAAAAGGAATTCCGTAAGCTCTGGAATGCACTGAAAAAGCTTGATGTCCCAATGGATGACAAGCGCAATACCGATGGGATTGGCAGCCGGTTCAATGCGGAATCCGGCGATATGACAATCTCACTTTGGAATGGGGCATATTATGTCGTTGCCAAGAGCGCGAAATATCCGCAAACACTCATTGGCGAAGGGCTGCGAGGAGTTGTACTTGTCGAAGCTGCGAAACTCAAAGAGAGTGTCTATGACAAGTTCATTCGACCTACTCTGGCCGACTACCGAGGATGGCTGTTTTCCGGCTCCACCCCAGAGGGCAAGAACTGGTTCTATCGACAGTGGCAGCGCGGCCAGGATCCTAAACGAACAACTTGGGCATCTTGGCGATTTCCTGCGTGGACAAACCCTTACGTCTACCCAATTGGAGGCAGTCCTGAGGCCATTGCGGAGGCTCGCAATTACCTCAAATATGATGGACTCACTGCCGAGCGAATCGAAGCCATTGGACTAGATCCCGAAATCGCCGAGCTTCTGGAGGATATGACAGAAGACAAATTCAACCAGGAGATTGCGGCCGACTTCAACGAATTTGTCGGCCGAGTGTTTAAGGAATTTGATGAGGAAGTACACGTCACGGATCTTAAATACAATGCAAACCCACGCTGGTTTACTTGTGCCGCAGTTGACTACGGCTGGACAAATCCCTTTGTCTGGCTATTGATCCAGATTGACCCGTTCAATAACGTTTATATTCTCGATGAGTTGTACCAATCCAATTTGATGGTTGATGAGGCAGCGGTAGAAATCCGGAATAGGGGATTGGCCCCGGCCAATATGGTCTGTTTTTACCCGGATCCGGCTTCCCCGGGCGATTCCGCCCAGTTGTCAAAGCTGCTTAAGCTCCCTTCTCGGACCGGCACCGGCGGTAAACTTCAGGACCGTCTTGACCTAATCCGAAAGGCGCTTAGACCAGTTCCTGCCCATCTGCCAATTGGCCATCCCGAGCGGAAACCGAAGTTGCTAATTGACAGGCGTTGTCGAAACACAATCAGGGAATTTGGTGCATATCGCTACCCGGAGAACAGGCGAGAAGCCGATGCCAATGACCCGGAAGCGCCACTGAAGAAAGACGACCACACGCCAGAGGCGCTGGGGCGTTTCTTTGCTGGGTATTTCGGCATCGGGAAATTGGAGAGACGACAAAGCCGTATCACCACAGCAAGAATGGGGTAATAATGCCTGGTGTAAACATGCCTGACACAAACGAGACCGTCTATATCACCATTGGCAACAACGGCGATGAGCTTACGCAGAGGGCTTGGTCCGCATTCTGCGAGGATGTAAACAAGCTGGTGCATGAATTCTGCGATTACGTCGTAGGCGTCTGGTTCTCCGCTGCCTCTGCGCCGAATCAGAATGCCTGCTGGGCCTTTGTTCGCGTGGCCTCTGTGGATGGGAAGCGCGAAGCTCGAGAGGATCTGCTGAAGCGGTCCCTCTCTATCCTTGCGGGGAAGTACAAGCAGGATGAAATCATATGGTCTGTGTCGCAGACCGACTACATCAGTGCTCAGTCTTACCCGGAGAGCAAGGAGGAGTAGTGCCGCTCGCAAAATTCTCGCAATACAGCACAATTGAGCCGCTGCTGTCGAAGGATATGTATCCGTCCTGGGTGCCTAATCAGGATGACAAACTTCGCTGTGCGGCGTACGACCTTTATGAGCAGATCTACCGCAATGTTCCAGATGCCTTTGAGATTCTACAGAGAGGTACTGAAGCTGACCCGATTTACCTGCCGTCTGCTAGGAAATGCATCGAAGCGACGAACCGTTATCTGGGCGTTGGCTTTGACTATGCTCTTGTTGGTGGAAATGACGCAAATCGAAAGGTCGTGGGCGACGCACTCGGAATTCTGTTCCGGCGAGAGAAGTTCCGCGCCAAGTTCAACAGCATCAAACGCTTTGGCCTCATCAAGGGCGACTCCCTTTGGCACATCGTTGCGGATCCGGGTGCGCCACAGGGTCGGCGAATTTCTCTGCACGAATTGGACCCGGGTAGCTACTTCCCGATTTACGACATAGACGACACTGAGAAACTGCTTGGCGTTCATATTGTTGCGCCGTATGTGGATCCGCAGGATAAGCAAAAGTCTCTGGTGAAGCGGCAGACCTATCGCAAGCTTGACAATGGGGCGGGTAATTCAAACACAATTACTTCTGAGCTGACCATCTTCGAGTCGGACGGCTGGGATGACCGGCAACTGCTAGTTGACGACAATTACAAGTTGAAGCCGTACAAGTCGCTGGTGAAGCAATTCAATCTGCCTCCGCAGATTACGGCGATTCCGGTCTACCACATTGCAAATCAGTATGAGGGCGGCTTGTCCTTTGGCCTGAGCGACCTATCCGGCTTCGAGCGGGTTATTGCCGGGCTACACCAGGCGATTACCGATGAGGAACTGTCGCTGGCGCTGGATGGGCTAGGCGTCTACTGGTCTACGGCTGCTGCGCCTTCTGGCGGCTGGATCATGGGACCGGGGTCCGTAGTCGAGGGGGCTGACGGGGAGGACTTCAAGCGGGTCTCTGGGGTGACGAATGTGTCGCCCTTCCAGGATCACCTCAATTTCCTGAACAACGAGATCAAGCAGGCGATGGGCACGCCGGATATTGCCATTGGCAATGTCGATGTCCAGGTGGCACAGAGCGGTATCGCTCTGGCACTCCAGATGGGACCAATTATTGCCCGCAACTCAGAAAAAGAGGATGAGCTGCTGGCGATTCAGGATCATCTGCTGTTCGACCTTGTCAACGGCTGGCTTCCGGCGTATGAGGGTCTGCCTGAATTTGGGATTGCCGCAGACCCGAAGTTTGCCAACCCCATGCCAGTTGATCGGGATGCGGTTGTGAAGGAGGTCACGACGCTTCTCGGTACAACTCCGCCGATTATCTCGGCTGAGTATGCGAGAAAGATCCTCACCGAGAAGCTGGGTTACGAATTCCCGGACAGCATGGGTGATGACATTATCGCCGAGATCCAGGCCAATTCCAAAGCAAGGAATTTTGACCCATTTGCCGAGCGGATCCGCGAGGAACTGGCGGGCGACTTCGGCGAGGCTGGAATCGCAACCAATATAGGGGCTGGTTAGTGGCTGAGCAAGCAGAGGGTGACGAGCGATACGATGCTTTGGTTAAGGAACACCGCAATATCGAAGAATCACTGCGGAAAATCACCGCTTTGCAACGACGCGAGGGACTGCTGACAGACTGGATAATTCTTTCGTCTGTGCAGTCCTTTGACAGAGAAGGCAATGCGACGACAAATGTAGGATGGTGTACTAATCCGGAGGGTGGAATTCCATACCACCGGATGCTGGGACTTATCGAGTATGCAAAGACGATGTTGCAACAAGAAGTCCTGGAGGATGAGGGTTGACCTTTGATTGGTTGGCTCTGTTAACAGCAATCAGAAGGATCAGACCGATGGCTCAGCCGGACGACCGCATTCCTCTGCGCCGTTACTTGAAAATACAAGCTTCTGCTGATCATGAAGTAATTGCCATGCTAAAGCATTCCCGGGATGATCTCGATCGGCAGCTACAGGCGATTGTGGGTAACAAGCCAGGGGCTGAAGTCCGGCGCGAGCAACTGCGCCTGGCAAGGCAGGCGATCAATAGGGAGATGGACCGGATCTGGAGGCAGCTTCGAGAGATCATCGAGACACACTCTCTCGTGGCCGCTAAGGATGCCGTACGGGTGAACCAGTACTTCGAGACAGCTCTCTTGCGCTCCGGGCTTAGCAGGGCTGAGATGGGCGCACTCGAGAAGTCTCTCATCCAGCAAGCACAGCAAGCAGTGCAGCACGCGATCAACCGGAAGTTCGACGAGAGCGGGACAACGCGGATCCCGCTCTCTGAGCGGGTGTATCACTCGCGGCAGGTGATTGACCGGCAAGTAGAGCGTCTGGTTAATTCCGCTTTGGCTCGTGGTCTGTCGGCTCGGGAGTTTGCGAATGAAGTGAAGCAATTCATCCGGCCGGATACGCCGGGTGGCGTGCGGTATGCCGCTATGCGACTAGCGAGAACGGAGATTAACAATGCGTTCCACTATGCGCAGACTCGTGATAGCTCTCAAAAGCCTTGGGTCTCGGGGCAGCGTTGGCACCTATCTGGGAGCCATCCAAAGCCCGATGTCTGTAACGATTACGCATCCGCCAATCATGCAAATTTGGGCCCTGGTGTTTATCGGAAAGATGATGTCCCAGCAAAGCCCCATCCGCAGTGCCTTTGTTTTGTAACACCGGAAACGGAGAGCGAAGCTGAATTTATCAAGAATTTGCAAAGCGGCAGATATGACAATTATTTGAATTCAAGAATCCCCGTTGGATTGCCAACAAAGCGAACTAATTAACTGTGATATTCGTCACGGTAAGATCACATCAGCTAGTATCGGCAAGTTAGAAAAGGAATACCATGGCGGACGACGAGACCAACGCCAGCGGCGTTGAAGAGAACGACGGTTCCAGCGGTTCCGGCGACACCTCAGAATCCACCGGCAATGCTTCCGGCGAAACCGGAACTCACGCCAGTGGCGATGAATCCGGTAGCAGCGAGAAGACATATAGCGCGGCAGAGTTTGAAGCGCTGCAGCGTCGTATGCAGGCTGCTGATCGTGCGAAAGCTGCCGCCGAAGCCAAGGTCAAGGAATTCGAGACCAAGGACCTGAGTGAGCTTGAGAAGGCCAAGACCGACCTTGCCGAAGCGCGAGAGGCGGTATCCCAGCGGGATGCGCGCGTCAGCGATCTGCAGCTTGAGCTGGCATTCTTCAAATCCAACAAGGTCCAGTGGCACGACCCTGCGCTAGCCCGCAAGGAGATTGACATGTCCCTGGTGACCGTCGAAGACGACGGCACGGTAAAGGGCATGGACAAGGCTCTGGAGAAGCTGGCGAAAGACAAGCCATTCCTGGTGAAGACCGAGGAAAAGAAGCAGGCTTCTGGCGCTTCCTTCAATGGAGGTGGCGGCAAGAAGGTCACCACGGACAAGGAAAAGCTGGCCGCCAAATTCCCCGCACTCCGTGGGCGTGGCGGTAACGGATGATTGGGGTGTTACAGGTTGGCTCGTTACGATCTTTACGATCCGTATAGCGGAGGCTTTCGTGCACCGCTTGCTGCCGACTTCGGCACGGGATCGAATGCCGCAGACCTCGGCAAGATCTGGGCTGTGTCTCTGGACACTAATGGCCGGATTGTCAAGGTAAATGCCACTGCCGGGCAGACGGCTGCTGATTGTGTTGGCGTCATGATCCTGACCCAGGAGAAATATGCCGGCAATGTTGTCGACATTATGACTGCCGGTCAGATTGCTGATATTGGCACTTCGGATGGAATTGCCTCGCCGGTTGCCGGGATGCGAGTTTTTGTTGCCGCAGCCAATGATGGCTCTCTGGCCGCAGTTGCTTCGCCTACGGCTGGCACTAACTACACACGAGTCGGCCGACTTATCGAGGCCACTCGACTTGTTGTCCGCGTTTCGTCTTTCCAGGGCTGAGGGAGGGTTGTAACAGATGGCTACGAACGTTGCTCCGGCGAGCATGGGTGGTTATGCCACCGCTGGCGATATTGTCCAGAAGCTGCCTGATGGCACTGATCTGAACGATCTCTGGGCCGAATTCCAGGCGACTCTGCAGGTGTTCAATGAGCATAGGCAGACGCTTATCGACTTCCTGACCTTCCCGGTCACAAACAACATCGAGACCGTTCCGCAGGGCAACACGGTCAACTTCGAGATTGCGTCTGAGTTTGGTGTCCCGCAGGGTGTCCAGACGAAGATCAATTACTTCCAGATGGGTTATGACTTCCAGTGGTACGACGTTGCCACTCGATTCACCTGGAAGTTCCTGCTGGAAGCCGATGCTCGCCAGGTGGAGATGATCCACCAGCAGATTCTCGAGGGTGACAACCGGAACATCTTCAACAAGGTCATGAATGCGCTGTTCCGGAACACCAACCGGACGGCGTCGATTTCCGGTAACAACTACAACGTTTACGCGCTCTACAACGGTTCGCTGGCCTCCAATGAGGTGCCGCCCCCGTACAAGACGTACACGTTCGACACCACGCACAATCATTACCTCACCACCAACCAGGCGACGCTTAACGCGTCGTTTGTCGAGGCGATGATGGACCACCTGCGACACCACGGATTCGGTGAGTCCGAGGGTGCGACGATGATCCTGGTGTGCAACAAGCAGGAAGCGGACGTTATTCGTCTTTGGCGTCTGGGTCAGGACTCGGACCCGGGTGCCGGTACGTACAATGCGAAGTATGACTTTGTGCCGTCGGCTGGCCAGAGTCCGCTTATCCTGCCCAACGCTCTGCTCGGTGCGGGCCTGCTCGGTCAGCAGCCGCCCTCTTCGATCAATGGCATGCCGGTCATCGGTTCTTATGGGCCGGTCCTGGTCGTGCAGGACGACTACATTCCGGCTGGCTACCTGCTGATGTTCTCCACTGGAGGCGTCGCGGGTCTGCCGAATCCGGTCGGCTTCCGGGAGCACGCTAACCCGTCCGTTCGCGGGCTGCAGCTGCTCCCCGGGAACCAGACTGGCTACCCGTTGCAGGATTCGTTCTACCGTCGCGGGTTCGGCACTGGTATCCGTCAGCGCGGTTCGGCTGTTATCTGTCAGGTCGTGGCCTCCACGACCTACACCATTCCGACGCAGTACGCGTAAGGGAGGAATCCAATGGATGTGAATTGGGACGCCCTTGACGCGCAGACGCTCGAATGGCTACACGCGTGGGGCCGGGACAACGAGATTCGGGCGCACGGCTACGGCGATCAGCTGGATGATTATCTGGGCGCTGTCGAACAGGGGATCACCTGGGACCCGCACGACATGGCGGGAACGCCGGAGAGCCCCAGGGCAAGTGCGCTGGACCCGGATGGACGTCGTTACACGAGCGACGCCGGGCAGGCCCGTATGGGCCACGAGAGTGGGGGTTTTGACCCCGACTCCTCGGAAGCCGGGGTCGACTATGAATCCTGGACCAAGAAGGACCTGCAGTCTGAGCTGGAAAAGCGCAATCTTCCGACGAGCGGCAACAAGGATGACCTTGTGCTGCGTCTGATGGATGATGACGATGCGGGTG